TTCTAACAATCGTATTCTTGTACCTAGATGAACTACATGTCCTTCATCATCAGCTAAATCATTATTAATATTTTTGTTTTGTAAAGCTCCATCTGTAGCTGTTAGTGCAGCCGTTTGAACAACTACTTCTGCTACTGGTATGTGAGATGCTGTTGGATAACCACTTGTACTACTATTTAATGAATAATCAGAACATAATATATAAATATAGCTTTTCTGAGGATTAATAGCTGTTCCAGCTGTAATTGTAACTGTTACTGGTGTACTTACATCTAATAAATGCCATCCATCTTCACATAATAAAGTTAAAGTATCTGCACTATCACTAGCTGATAAACTTCCTGTTATTGTTGAACCATCACTTGTAACAAGTAAATCCATATTTTCTCTACAAGTTCCATTCCAGAAGTTTTCAAATGTATCTTCTTTGGCTCTTCGAGCATTGACATTAATTACACCAACTGTTGCATCTTTGATTACAGTTCCACCTATAAATATTTCATAACCTGGAAAATCTGGTGATGTATTAGTTAATTCTCCTGCGGTTGTAGCACTTAAATATAATGGAGAACCTAGTGTAAAAGAATTAGTATTCATAGTAAGTTGACCAGTTCTTATAGCAAAACCTACCTCACCATCAGGAATATCCATGGTTGTCATAAGAACGCCATTTCCAAACCCTGTATATACATCGGCTTTTGCTAATGTTATACTTTGATAATTACTTGTAATACTAGAAACTTTAACTGCTTTTCCATTATCAATTTGAGTTCCTGTATCGTTGTAAACTATAACGTACATTTCTTGCCCAACCTGTAAAACCGGTCCTAATCCAGTTGGTACATTTAATGTTAATTTGTCCGCATTCCAAGTTATTTCTTGTCCATCTTTAAATGTTACTCCCTTTACATCTGTAATATTATTATCATTAAAATCTATATCTCCAGACAAAGGACTTTGTAATGCTGTATCTGCTAAATTTAAACTATCGTTTGTACTAGTATCAAGCTTCGTCTCATCAATCGTACCATCTTCTATATATTTTCCTTTTATTTGTGCCATTTATAATCCTCTCTCTTTCAACCGGTTTCCAGAGTTTTATCATCGGTTATAATTAATTTAATATGAATATGTTACCATTAATTTATCAGTATTAACTAATAGTGCCGCAAGTCCTAATCCACTCCAATTAATTCTGTTAATATCAGAACCATCTGTAATTATTGTAAAATCTACAGTATATTCTTGTGGTATTCCACCTACAGGACAAACACTAACAGCAGTTGCACTTCCAGGTACTTGTGTTAAATCATCATTATATGCGTTTGAAATATCAGTTGCATCTAAAGTAACGATTTCAACTATTCTAGTTAATCCAGAAGCTGCTGCTTGAAATGTAGGAGCCATCCCTGCACCATTAGATGTTAATACTTGTGTTGCATTTCCAGTTGTTACTACTGCAGGTCCACCTGCGTCATCCCAAGTAATAAGTTGTCCATCTGTACCATCAGCTAAATCAGCTACATCAATGTTTGATATTGCGTTCCCTGTTCCGTTGGCATCGATAGTTTTGTTAGTTAGGGTCTCAGTCCCATCACTAGTAATATATTTACTATCAGCTACTGCTTTCGCTGTAACCATTTTAACATTATCAGTTCCAGTATTAACTTCTGCACCAGTTGCAACAACCTCATCACCACTATTAATGCCTGATAAATTTCCTAAGTTTGTTACATCAGCTGCAGTTACAAATTTTGCATCTCCTTCAGAAATATCATCTGTATCATCTGCTGATGTATCAAATACATTAGCGACAGCAATGCCACCATCTGCAATTAATGTTCCAGATATTCCATCAAATGTTGCTATATTAGTAGTTACTGCACTTGCTGGTCCAATAACTGCACCATCGATATTAACTTGTAATATGTTCCAAAATGCTCCTACTGTTGCTTGGTCTCCACTTGCTGTACTATCTGCTGTACAAATGAACATATCGCCTACTTCAACAACTTCTCCTGAAGCTCCACCAATTTTTCCAGCCGCACTTACTTTATAAGTTTCACCGGCATCTGCTGCTGGATAATTTGGATTAGCCGAACAATTGGTTGCACCTTTGTAAACCAGTGCATCTGCTGCAGTTATAATATTATCACAATAAGTTTTAATTGCATCTGAACGAGCTAATGTTGTTGCACCACCAGTTAATGTTGTTTCTATTGCTGTAATATTATCCAATAAATTTAATTCAGTAGATGTTGCTGTTAATGCTGACCCACCATTTAATATAGGACTTGTTAGTGTTTTATTGGTTAATGTTTCAGTTCCATCTGTGTATGATAATTTACTATCTTTTACCGCTTTAGCAGTAACCATCTTAGTATTATCTGTACCAGTATCAACTTCTCCTCCTGTAGCAACTACTTCATCACCAGTATTGATTCCAGAAGTATTACCTAGTAAAGTTTGTTGAGCAGATGTTGTAAATAAGTGTGTCGAACCTTCGGTTATATCATCCGAATCATCTGATGTATGGTCAAATATATCTGCACCAACACCTATAGATAATGTTTCATTCCCACCACCATTATTTTCTGTTAATGTGGTTTTTCCCGATACAGCTAATAGTTTACCATTAAGAAATCCTGGAGTAGTGTCATCAGCACTAACTTTTACATCGTGAGCTTCAGTAGTATCTGGTGCAATCCATGTAAGTTTATCTGTTGAATCTTTGTATTCTAATAGATAACCATCACTAGGAGAATTAGATATATCTAATTTTTCTTCCGTAATTGTGTCATCATCAATGTATTTTCCTTTTAATTTTGCCATTTTTTTTATCTCCTAGATATAAAATATTTTTAATTTGTCTCCCAATTCTAATAATGATTGTAATGCATAAGTATTCCAAAAAATTTGACTTCCACTCACACTGTAATCAATACCCTGTTCTGCTTTTATACCAATATTATCTATAAATACTCTTATACTTTGATTATCAACTATTGTGCCAACGACTTCAACATATTTATTTGATAAATCGGTGGCATCTAAAGTAAATAATTCATATTTACTAACGGCAACTGATGGTGCAGTACTTGTTGTTACATTAACACCGATACCATCTGTAGTGGTTACACTAATCCCTGTACCATCATTTATAGTAGTATTAATTTCATTAGCCATTTTGTATTATTAAACTGATTCTCGCTCAGTTACATCTTGTAAAATTTTGAATGTACCAACAACTAATGTGGTTATACTTCCAGACGTATCAAGCCACTGCATATCATAAGAATATGAATCTGCAGCCATACTACCAGTTTCGGAATGAAATAGTGTGAACTGTGTACTTCCTAGTGTTGGTGCTGAATGCGTTGTAACATTTTTGGTTATCCATGCCGCGCTATCTGGGTCTGTTGGTTCGGACTTTACTGTAAAAAATACAGTATAACCAGTAATATCTACTGGACTGCCAGCTGAATCTTGAAAGGTTGCAGTGAATGTTTCATCATCGCCTTGGTATACGGATATATTATTTGCCATTTTAGTCGGATATTCTATTATATAATAATAAAATTAAAAAATAAAAAAAAAATAGATGTGCTTTCGCACACCATGTACTAGTTCTAATCGACACAACGAAGTATACCGATTGCTCCAGCGACTAGGACATCTGCCTTAAACATTATGTCGAAAATTTTATATTTTCCATGTTTAAGTCTGTCATCGACAGTTGATACGCCGAATCCAGCCATCTTAGTTGCTAATGCACCTGCAATTCTACTATCGAAGATAGCCACTGGGTGTCCTGTTGAAGAATAATATCCAGTTGTACCAGCATTGACCAATTCAGTTACAACAACCTTACAGCCGTCATACCATTCAAGGTCACCGTTTGCATTAAATCGCGCTTTATTAGTAACTCTATATGTGTCTCCCCTAAGGTCACTTGAAGTGATTAGTTGAGAATGTTGATTTGGATGCATTAAAATCGTATCAACATTTCTAGGGTTAGACCCAGTTGTTAGAGTTGCCTTCATTTTACTCAAACTAGTAAAGTCAGCATATGAACCTGTTCCTACTGAACCAGTACTTCCTGCATAACTTGTACCAACTACTATAATACCTGTAGTATCAATCCAAGTTGAATTATCAGCTGCAAAAATTGCATTGTTAATAGCATCTTGGTCGATTTTCTTACCGACATTTTGTGCGCCTAGTTTTGCATATAGTTCAAAGTCTGCTTTGTTAGTCAAAAGGTCAACTGCATCAGTTACAAAAATTGCTGCACTGGATAAGACCGGTGTAAGCTTTCTGTATGTTACTGCAGAACCTTCAGTTACTGTTATGTCAGAACCTGTATCTGAACCTGTGCCACTTATGTCAGTCCACGTTAAGTCGAAGTTATCCATTACTGGAAATACGACTGCATCTACCTGACCAGGTACTTCTTTACGCATTAAAAGATTGTATTCATCCACCACTAGTGTATGCATACCGGACAGAACTGCATCAGCATAAATTTGGTCCGCTGTGGAACCTGCTGTATCAATAACTGCCCTTGTTGTTAAATTTGGGACATTACTTGCCATTTATTTTCACCTTAATTTTTATATTTATTTAGCGCCCTGCATCTTCTGGAATAACATATCAGTTATTTCCTGTGATGACATTTCGCTTCGCGGTTTATCGACAACTACTGCCTCACCGCTAGTTATCGCAGATGGTTGAGTTACTCTATCAGCCTGTTCTCCCAAACGTCTATCTAATACGCCAGTTACTTCCTCTAGTGCGCTCTCACTAAGTTTTGAAAGTTCAGTTTTCTTTTTTTCAAAGTCGCCTTCTTCAACTATACCAGCATTAACATATTTTTTAGTTAAACTATCCAATATTGTATTACGCTGTATATTTACTTTCCGTTGACGTTCTTCTTCTATAGTACCCAATCTTCGTTCAATTTCTTCAAGTTGTTTTTCTTTAATTGTAATAACTTCTTCCTTTGCACGAAGGTCATCTTGTGATTTTGATAGTAATTTTTTATTCTTATCTTCCACGTCTTTTACCTGTTCATTCATTGATTTTTTCATACTCTCAAGAGCAGTTACCTGTTCTTTATATTGTTCAATCGTTCTATCATTGGATGATAATTCTTTAAATGATTTTTCCAATTCTAAATACATTTTGGAAAACAATTCTCGCTGGTCACCTTGTAATTTAACATTAGCGGTGGCCTCATCAGCTTTTAGTTTTGCATCAGCTGCTTGACTTGCTATCTTTTGAAGTTGCTCATCTTTACCTTTAGTATCATCCGCTTTAGGCGGAACTGCAACTGGTTCTGTTCCATTATCATTTTCGTTTGGTTTCTCTTCTTTTCCCATATTATTCACCTGTTCTTATTTAATTATGCCATTAATTTTGGCTTTTTTATCAGCTTGACCATTAGGCAATAAAGATAATTCACCAAAATCTATATCTGTAGCGGTAGTCCATTCTATACCTGGCCAACTCGTAAATTGTGTATTTACTGAAACTTTATTTAAATTCTCACGCATGATTTCAATAGCGCTATCATTATCATCAATGATGCCAACGAAATCAATCGACTTGTTCTGGTCATTCCATATAACATCGACAACGGTACCAATACTTTTTTTACCAGTGTCATGATTAATGAAAATTGTTTTGCCGAGCAATCTATCTTTTGCTTTTATTAATTCCTCTGCAGTGTACATTACACGTCCACTATGGATGCCTTCAGATATTGCAGTACCCTCAAATCTTAATGGGAACTCGCCCGCATCTGCAGATAAGTTCTCTGAAAATCGTATACTTGAAATAAAGTCCCGGTCATCAGTCTTAAATAAATCCAGACGTCTTAAGTCCTTCGCAATCCTTTTTAAGGAATTTCCCAATCTTTTTAAATATATTGTCATTTTGTTTTAGTGTCTGTGTTATTATTGTTTTCATTGTTTATAAAGGTTTCGGTATCATCATCAAAAGTGTCCACTCGTTTGTGTGATTTACCCCTCTTCTTAAGTTCAATCACAATATCGTTATGTCGCTGTATCATATCATCTACCGAAATATTTTTAATCTTACCTTTTTTTGTCTGCATATATGTGTTGTGAAAAACAACATGTCTAAATACTAATTCATTATCGGTAAGATTTTTAGCATGAGTTTTATCTGTAAGTGTCTCCTCAAACGCCGTCTTCTTTGGTACCTTAATATTATACTGCTTCTTAATACCTTTTAAAAAACTCCCAAGTTCATCAAGATATTTATGTTGCGTCTCCTTCGACATCTTTTGTGGTGTCTTCGGTGGCACTTTCATCTGTATCTTCGACGGACTCCGTTGCGGTTTCGTCAACGACTTCTTCACCTTCATCTGTTTTCTCTTCATTTCCTTCATCCTTATCTTCCATATCTATATCAAGTGGCATCATAGCTAAAACTTTTTCAACTAAATCTGTCCTTCCCATATCTTCAAGCTTCTTAGCAGCATCAATTATTTTATTTATTGCAGTGGTCCTAGTATCAAGTTTATCGATTAAAGATTCACGTGCTGCTGCATATTTATTAAATGAGAATGATGGGATATTTTCCGTAAGGAACTCGTCTCCAAATTTTACCTTAAGAGCGTTCTCAAATATCTGACGTTCTATGGTCATTTCAACCATAGCTTCTTCCGCTACGGACTCTTCACGCATGAACTGTTCTTGAACATCTGTAGTTGATTTGTTTGTCGAATTACCCTGTATAGCGATTTTACCGTTTCTTCTGGTTACAAAATATCCAGTAGAGGTTTCAAAACAATATATCATTCCAGAATAATGTTCTTTCGTAACATGGTCTGCTTTATTTAAAACCGTTTCCCCTTTTAAGTTTTTATGTATAGATAAAGTATACATTTCTTGACAACCATTATAACGTTTATCTATAATTTTACGTATACCGGTTTTTAAACCTAATTTAAAATTTAAAATCTGTAACTGGTCTATCATTTTCTTAGATGATGAATAATATTCAACATGTCCATTATCATATAGCGAACCATCACCCTTTCTAAAAGTATCCAAAAACAATTTTATAGCTTCTGTATTTGCTTTGCTTGTAATTTCTATTGGAAGATATTTATTAAAAGACCGCTTACCAAATATTGATAAATATTTTGCAAGACCAACATTTTTAATTTTAAATGTTATAGATTTATTATCACGTTTATCAAGATATTCATAATAATCAAATTTAAGATTTTTTAAGATTCCACGAATCTCATCGGCATTCTTACCTTCATTTTGTGTAATACGAACCTGTCCATATACACTACATCCTTCACTAAAATACCAACCTAAAAATTTTATCATTTCTTTATATGGTAAATTTTGTTCAGGTACATCATACATTTTTGATTTATATGATGGAATAAAATAATCTGATTGCTCTTCAACATCAACAAAATTTCCATTAGTTTTAAATATTAAATATTCAGTATCAATTT